AAGAAAGAGCAAATCAAAGCCGAAGCTGATTTTGTAAAAAAGGCATCAGCCGATACAGATGACGACTTTGATGATGAAATACCGTTTTAGCCCTTTCCTGGAACACAGACCGTCATTATGTTCATACTGTTTAAAACCAGTTGGCGGTCTGTTGTTTCATCATAAGAATAGATGGTATGGTGCGTGTAGCAGAGAGCATTTAGATAAGATAAAAGAACAATTAGAAGCGGGGCAGAGAGAAACCTTGAAAACACCAATGATAAATAATAACGCAGTAATTGATGCAGTTAGTTCATCAAAAGATACTTACATCGAACTCGCAAAAGAAAATAAATCTTTTGTTATACATGAGTGGGATAAAGATGATCGCGTTAGATTGTTTCGTGAGGCAATCAAAGAATATCTGGTGATATGCACGGAACAAGCAAACAAAGGTTTTTCCATAGAGGACAATGGTTGATTTAACACGATATGTAAAAGACGGAATCGTTATAGATAAAAACTTTCACTTTCGAGGTGCAAGTAAATCCGTTGATGACCTAATTTATGAAATGACCAATGATGGATTATTGGTTGATTACTTGGATACCACTGGACAATTGGTGCGCGTTAAAGTAGGTGGTGGCAATACTCACAGACCCGACAAGCATGGGGAGAAATCTGGATGGTACACCTTCTTTCAAACTGGTGAATATCAAAACGCAGTATATGGTAACTGGCGTACAGGATTACAAAAGCAATGGTCTAATTTTGATGTCAATGAATTAGAGCCACAACAAAGACAAAAATTAAAAACAGATTTAGAAGAAGCCAAACGCAAAGCCGAGGAAGAAAGATTGAAACGGCAAGACGAGGTTGCCGAGCTATGCAAAAAGAGATTTGGAACTTACAAAGAATTAACTGAGCATCCTTATCTGGATGCAAAAGGCATTAAGAACGATTACGGATTCAGAGAGCATAGAGATACGTTAGTCATCCCTATTTATTCTATGGATGGCGAGATTCGTTCCTTGCAGCACATTGATAAGAAATCAAATAAGCGTTTCGTATCGTCATCAGAGATCAAGGGTAATGTATTCCCGATAGGATTCGACATCAAGCAAGCGAGTGAGGTGAGTGAGTGCGTGGTAGTGGAAGGGGTGGCTACTGGTATAAGCGTACACATGGCTACCAATCTGCCAGTTTTAGTGGTGTTTAGCGCAAGTTTTGGTATCGAAGCATTAACAAGATTTAGAAAACACTCACAAGCCAAATTAACTTTGGCGTTTGATAATGATGAAAATGGGGTGGGTGAAAAGAAGGCCAATGAATGTGCAAACAGTTTGGGAGATACGGTTATTAGATTGCCGTCAGTCAAAGGTGATTTCAATGATCTGCATTTAAACAAAGGTTTAGGTGCAGTTAAATCAGAGATAGTAGGTGGCAAACTAGGGATAAGGCGGTATGAGATACGACAATTAGTTGGTAAGCCACCAGAGGTACAATTTCTTGTTGATCGTCTTATCCCTTTATCCACGCCTGGTGTTTTGAGTTCAGTCGGTGGTATTGGTAAATCGTTTATGGCATTGAAACTGGCTATGGATATTGCTAATGGTGGTGGTACTTTTATGGGTAGGAATGTTCTGCAATCTGGAAACTCAGTATTGTTTTGTGCAGAGGATAACCGCGAGGAAGTGTGGCGAAGGATTCATGCACTCGATCCAGAAGGCAAACGATTTGATGCGCCTTACGATGTTTTCTGCGTAACCATAGCAGACTTAGGCAAGCCAATGATTCTCTTGTCAGAGGACAATATAAACAGTCAGGCAATGGAAATCGTTGAGGAGTTAAAAGGTATTCCAGATTTAAAGCTAGTGGTATTTGACCCAATACAAAGTTTTGTGTCTGCAAGTTCTCCGATAAGTAACAGCAATGAGTCGGCTCAATTGTGGTGTCAGTTTTGTGCGAGTATATCGGCTCAGTTGGGATGCACTACTTTAAGTATTCACCACATGAATAAAACTGCTCTGACAGGAACAGAGAGCGCAATGGAAGCGAGAGCGAGTATTCGGGGTGCTTCAAGTATTGTGGATGGTATGCGGTTTGCTATGGCGATGTGGTTGCCTGATGAGAAGGAAGTGGAGAGGATTTGTGTGGAGCAAGGTATTGAGCCAAATCCAACGAGTGTGGTGCGGGCGGGTGTGGTGAAAAGCAATAGCGGTAATGTGGACACTTCCATCAAAACATTAATCAGAGAGAAAGATTCGCCAGTATTGGATATATTAAAAGAAGAAAAAGGGATTACATGGGATTGATTTAATATGACGGCTTATCAAAAAACTATGTTTGACGAAGAAAATACCATTTTTGTCGGTGATTACAGTATAAGAAAAATTCAACGATCCGAAGCGTTACCTTTTATATTAAATATTCATTATGCAAAAAGAGTACCATCTATAAGTTTTGCTTATGGTTTATTTAAAGAAAACAAATTAATAGGAATTATTTCTTATGGCTCACCGCCATCCCCACCTTTATGCTCTGGTATAGCGGGAAAGGAATATAAGCATTTAGTATTAGAGTTAAATAGATTGGTTTTGAAGGAAAACAAAAAAAATGAAGCATCTATTTTAATAGGATCATCTTTGAAATTATTGCCACAACCTAGAATTATTGTGAGTTATGCTGATACAGAACAAGATCATAGGGGAATTGTTTATCAGGCAACTAATTTTATTTATACAGGGTTAAGCGATAAAAGAACTGAATGGAGAAAGATTGGTACAAATTTGCATAGTAAAACTGTTTGTGAAATGTATAGTTTAAAGGAAAGAAAGGAAAAGACAAATGAGTTTGAGATGGTCGATAGACCAAGAAAACATAGATATATATATATTATTGGTAATAAAAAAGAAAAAAAATTTTTTAAAAAAAAATTAAGATACAAACAAATAGATTATCCAAAGGATTAAGATAAAATGGGATTGAGTGAAAAACACAAGGACAACAACATGAAATGTTGGCATTGCCAAACAGATTTAATCTGGGGCAGCGACAAAAAGATTGAGGATGATCATGTCATAGGTAATGATGAATTTTCTACTGTAACCGATTTATCTTGCCCCGCTTGCAATGCGTATGTCGAAGTTTATTTGCCAAAGGAATTAGAATCATGAGCAAAGGCAGTCGGCCCAGAAAGATATTAAATAAGAAAAAATACAGTGAAAATTGGGACAAAATCTTTGGTAAAAAGAGCAAAAAGAAGAAGTAATGTTGATGAAGTTTTCATCAACCCCTGATGAAGTTTTCATCAACAGTTGATGAAGTTTTAGGCATACAGACTATACTATACTAATAGAGAGATGCGCCTTTGGCGCACTCTCTCGATTCGGGATTGAGTATTAGTATTAGCATGAGTTTAGGTTTTAGGGAGAGAGATGAAAGAGTATTGGTGGATTGAGAGTGGAGTGCCGAGTGAGGAGCAAGCAAGCGGATGCGTGCGCTATGCAGTTTCGCAGTATTCATTCTCGAAGATCAAGCAAGCGGTGTGGAGAATCTATCGCTTACATCTCGATAGAAAAGATTTAAATGCTTCCGATAAGGTGGTCTTGTATTGTCTTTGTGAACGATTCAAGGTGCAAAGTATGAGCAGTAGGGATGCGGTGGGGTATTTAAGCAAGATGTGTGGATTGAATCGCACTACAGTTGGCAAGAGTACTCAGAACCTAGTGGATGCGGGGGTAGTGTGGATTGTGGAAGAAGGGGAAGCGCGGAAGGCGCATAAGCGGTTGGTAGCGAGAAAGTATTTTAAAAAGCATTTCTTGCTTGTAGGATTGAGTTATATGCTTGCGGAAGGGGTAGGGTAGGGGTAGTTAAAAAAAACCCCTCAGAGCGCGTTTGCGTGCGTGCAATGAGGGGTGGGGGGGAAGGTGCGGGAGTGTGGATTAATTAAAATCTTTTATAAAAAATCCAATATCTTTTTGAAGATACAAGTTGTGCATTTTTCTATCTATGCCCTGTACTTCTAGTTCAAATTTAGCAACCTTGTGATGAGTTTTTAAATATTTTTTATCATCTTTTGTAATTATATTTATGGGGTTGCCAACAAAGTTCATTGTATCGGGATCTAATATTTCAAATTTTCTTATCATCTTACCTCTCTCTGGTATTTAACTCTTAACCAGTCGTTATATCGCCTGTTGTATTCGTATTTAGAGAGTATGTCATCCTCGTTATAATTTTTCTTTTCTCTTATGTATCGGTTATACATATTATCTAAATAGATTTGAAAGTTACTGCGCGTATCTCGCCAGGGTTTAAGTGTCTTTTCCATTGCTCTCCCTTGTTGCTAAATATTCCTCTCTCATATTGGATGCAAAATCTAAAATGGTTTTGCGGTGATGTTGTGTATTGGGTATCCATACTTTCTGGCGTTTGAGATTCTTTTCGTTAATCATTCGATCTTCATACGCTTTTACATTTTTGTAATTGTTTTTTGTAGCCATTTCTTTCCCTTTTTATTTGGTGCAAGGTGGAACGGGGTTTTTAGTTCCATTAAAGACGGGAGTTTTTATAGTGGTGCTTTCGTTAGTTAAAAACACACCC